ATAAAGATTTGACTATGACATTCCCTGTCATGGCTTCTAATACTGTAGATCCAGCATCTGCACAATTAGTTTCTAGAGCGTTGGAGCGTAAGTTTGTTACATTAACTCAAATGCTATTATCTGCTATTTCCATCACATCTTCTAAAGATGCTATTGATCATCTTAAAAACGTTCATTCTAACTTAGACTTATCTAGTTTATTTGACGTTGATGATTATCTTGCAGTTAGCCAAGAAGCTACAGCTAATCATATTTTTGATGCAGCTGAAATTAAAGCTGTATATGAAGCATTTAGACAAGAACGTTTACATGCTAAACCCATCAATCATCTACGTGAATCGTTAATGGATGATATGATGAGCCGTATGCGTAAAGATCCAAAATTTAATACAGCTATTACTAATAAAAAATTCAATGACTTGCCTGATGAAGATAAAGTCAGAGCAGTAAAACTTTTGAATACAGACACAGCTAGTCGTAATAAAGCATTAGAAAAACAAAATAAAAGCTTAACACAACAACTTAAAGATATCGAACGTGATAATAGTAAACTAAGCAACTCCAATTCTAGCTTACAATCTCGTTTAGATGATATCCGTAATAATACTAGAGCTGGTTTAGTTAAACTTGCTAAAGATCAAGACTATAAGAAAGCTAATGAACTACAGCCTACATTATTACAAATTCAATTCATTAGTACTAATGATAATAATGATCCTATAACTGTGGATGCATATGTTGGTATTAAGACTAAAATCTACTGTGTAGATTCTGCTGATATTGCTAACCATATCGTATCCAAACGTAGCTATAACTTTAGCTTATATAACTTAATCAAAGCTACAAGTGGTGAAATCGAATTCTGGAGAGACTTCGTATTTGCTATTAAGAAAGCTAAGATTGATGCTGTATCTAATACACATCGTGGTTCTTCTTCCAAACTTTGGAAAGTATTAGAACGTCGTGCATTAGCATCTAAAATCAATCGTTTCATGTCTGCACGTAATGATGCAACAGCTATCACTACATTGATGGTTTCTGCATATGATGTAGAAATGCTTCGTAAAATGGAAGATATTGATATCTCTGACTCTCGTGTAGCCCGTAAGTTAATGGATGATTATAACTTAGTTGGTATTGTTATCGTTGACGACTCTACTGAGTCTGCTAAAATCATCTTCGATACTGGTGATGATGAGTATGAACCATACACATTCAAAACTTTGAAACGTGATGATAAAATGGATTATAAACAAATGATTCAATTACTAGCTGGAGGTAAATAGTAATGCAAAAGTATGTATTAAAAGAATTCGTTGAAGCCAGCAAGTTAATGGATCTTACTGACAAAGAAACCTATATCACTGTCGGTGTAGTTAATGAAGCTGAACAACGTGAAGTCTTGTTAGGTGTAACTAATAAACTATATGAAAAAATTGAAGCTAAAGTAACTGATGTTGACTTTGGTACAATTCCTCAATCTAGAGGTGATTTTTTAAAGATTGATAATATTGATATGGTAACTGAAGCTATCAGTGATATGAAGAAAATCTATCAAGAATATAAACAACCTCTTACATATATCAATATCTTAACTGATGCAATCAACAACTTGGTTGAATTGAAAAATGAATTCCAACGTTGTTATGCATCCAATACTAGCTTAGGTATTGTATTATACAATACAACAGCTATGTCTGTAATCAGTGGTGTATCTTTACTTATCGCTTCCACTATTGACTTCATTGTAGACCCTAAAACAAAATCTATTGAAGTATCTGTAGATCGTGTTGGCGTATCCAGAAGTAAAGAACTTCTTCAATTACAAACTCTTGCAGAATTCAATAATCTCTGCAAAGGTAATAAACTTAAAAAGGTATTGAATGATCTAATCAAAGTAAGTGCTAAGAACTTAGCTGGTACATCTGTATTAGCAGTTATTGGTGTAAGTATTGGTCTTATCTTTACTATCGTTCCGATCATGCGTGAATTGATCTACTACTTCTACTATTGTAGAGCAAGTGTAGCTGAGTACTTTGAAACTCAAATTGCAATGTTGTCTTTAAATGCTGCACGATTAGAGACAGCTGGTGACCCTAAAACAGCAAACGAACAACGTAAATATGTGGATCGTTTCCGTAAGATTGCTGACTATCTCGCAGTTGATGCAAAAGAAGCTTCCAATAAAGCTGAAGCAAATGTAAAACAAGATGAAAAAGAAAAATATAAAGTTGACGATGTAACTGAAAGTCTCCCAGACTCCGCTGCATCTTCTTTATTCTAATGAAAGGAGCATAGAAAAGATGCATTTTTCTAGAAAACAAATTAGAGAGTCTAATACCTTGAAGATGGTAAAACAAGCTGAAAAGGCTACTCTTGAAAAACAACTAAACGAGTCTAAGACTATCATTCCTGAAATTGGTGCTATGGCTGAAAGTTCTTTAGCCCGTTCTAAACGTTCTTTAAATATCCGTATGGCTGCTAAAGCTATGATTAAAGAACACTTCTTAACTGAAGCTATTAAATATATATATAATGAATGTATGATTCCTGATCTTCAAAAGGAATCCACTAATATCATTCGTGATACAGTAATCCGTGGATTCATTAAAGAGAACGGTGTTGAAAATATTATCCGTACTTTCAATACTAAATCTTTATTCTTAGCTGACATTGCCAAAGCAGTCAAAGAAGCTACAGATGATGTAGTTAAAGCTAATGAAGATAAACTTAAGAATCCTGATACTAAAGTTGACGATATCACTGTAGATCCAGAATATCAAGATTCTTTCATTGATAAAATGGGTCAACAAAAAGAAGAAATCGAAGACGTTGGTGCTATGGTACAATCTCACGTTGCTAATAACGTAGAAGACTTCATTGCATCTAATGTTGAAGATAAACAACAAATCAAAGAGATTCTTGATGAAGTAAAAGAAAAAGTAGCTAATATTAAAGCTGCAAATGCTGACGTAGCAGAGGACATCAAGGAGTCTATGATTATCGGTGCTAAACGAAAAATCTATAACGTAAAGAGTGCTAAGAAGAGCATTCTAGAAGCTATGGTTAAACATTTAGCTAAACGTGTAATCTCTGAAAACCATACTGAATTCTTGACTGAATCTAAAACTATCAATACTGATAAGATTGTAGAAACAGCAGAATGTATGTTGACTATGCTAGTACTCTCTGAAGCACTAGGATTCAAATTGAATGAACAAGAAGTTCGTGCAATGTATAAGTAAAAAATAAAAAAAATAATAGTTCCCCATCTGGTTTAACCAGATGGGGATTATTTCTTATTTAATTTTTCTATGCTTCATTACCTCCTTCAAATTGTTGGGTATGCAGATTGATATATTCAAACTGAGGTACATCGTCCTCATTGAATAATTGACCTACATTAGATAACAAATCAAAATCATCTTGCATCCACCAATATTGTCCCATGATGAACCTCCTAAGTATACTAACACTATATATTACAATAATAATATACAAGTAAGCATCTTAAGATTTACAAAAAAATAAATACCCCATAGGACTCGCGGCTCCTATGGGGATATTTATTGTGACGTATTATTAGATTGACTTAAAAGAACTTATGCGTCTTAAATTAGACTTATTAAAGTGTTGTCTCCAATACGATAAACAGTATGGAAAAGTTCAATGTTATCCATTAAGAATTTATATTGCTGAGCAGTTAAGGTCTCTAAGATAGTATCCTTATCAGAGGTGTATTGTGTGCGTATGCTAGATAAGAATACATCATCATTACTAAGATTACCTTTTTGCCAAGCATATCTTCCTTCTTCACAGAAGGCAAATCCTGGGAAAGCTTTAACATAAGTAGCATCCCAATAAGATGCATTTAACATTTTTCTTTTGATATCATAAAATGTATCAAGCTGTTTATGATTGTAAGACATTGTGATCACCTAAATAAGATCTTCAGGATCATAGAAATCCTGAGCATCTTCCTTTTCTTCTTTCTCAGTAACTGGGATGTCAAGTTCGACACCACGTTTTTCCATGATTTCCTTAATTTTTTGATTATCACCATATCCCTTTTCTAATAGGATATGAGTTAAATCATGTGGACCTTGCTCCGTTAAGAATGAGAAGCCTTTATTAGGCTGCATAGTTCCATCGGATTGAACTACCCACTTACGTAGTTCAATTTTATAAGCTCTGTCATTCCAGCTCATTTCAGAAATCTTTAGAATAGAGTTTCCTCTTTCATCAAAGACTTCATCAATACCATCTGGATTGATATTAAATTTGAATTCCATATTTCCTCCAAAAAATAATAGACTGGAGAGGTTAATCTCCAGTCATACTATAACTTGATTATTTTTGTGGACGGAATAAACCATCGGATACAACTTGACGGCTTACATATTTCTTAAGCAATCGTTTAGTTACATCTGGATGCAATTGTTTGATTTCAAGAAGACGACCAGAATAACTATTAGTATTTACTGGAGCACCAGGAATTACTACATAGTCATATTGGTTACCATAGATGAAACCAAGGATAGATTCAATTGTAGCACCATATACTACCAAGTTGCTGTTACCAGAACCATCAGAAGCATATGCATAAGTTACGCATTGAGTACGGAATTTGTCATGGTTTTCATTGTCTTTACCGAAGTCAATGATTGTATCTTTCAAGATATCAATTGCTTCATTAGTAAGACGGAAGCCCATAACTGTTTCAGATACAGTACCGTTTTTAACTAATTGACGAATGTTAGAAGTACCATTGAATTTAGCAACCATTTCAAGTTCTTTAGTAGCTGCATTTTGACCAATGCTTTCTAAACCAATTTGTTCAATAGCTTTCAAACGAGTATCGTGTTCGTTATCAGAACCATTGAATGCAAATACCAATGCAATACCGATTTGTGGGCTGTTAGTGAATACCATATCACGGCAACCTACATAGTCTGCAAAGATGTTACCAAGACGATTTGTGAGCAACTCACATAATTCGCTTGTAGCGATTGTTTTTGTTTTGTAATCGCTTTCAAATGTTTCAGGAGTAACTTTAAGTTCAATGCGTTTTGCATTACCCTTATCGTTCCCTTTATCATCTCGACGAGTTTCACGAGAAGCACGTTGAAGTACTTCACCTAGAGATTGGAATCCATTGTCGACTTGTGGAATTCCATTAATCAATTGATTTGACATAGCTATGTCCTCCTTTAAAATATAAAAGAAATTATTCTACTGTTAGGATCATAGTAAATATTAATCACCTAACTTCACCATTATAATATATCAATATAACTAAGTTTAGAAGACATGTAATCCAGGAAGATCATCCATGCCTACATATTTAACTATAAAGGTTCTATCATTCTTATCTTGAATAAAGAAGAAATTACCTCTAGCTTTATATAGTAAGATATCATGATAATATTCAACGATGTTGTAATCTACTATACGATCTTGTACTATAGCTTCAAGAGCAAATAAGTCACCAGGTCGTAATTGAGCACCATCCTTTACTTCAAATAATACATTGATTACTCTGAAGTTATAATGGAACCAGTACATAAATAGAATATTTTGTAATGCTATCTTAATAGCTTGATCTGTATTATCGTATTCTAATCCACGACTATCACAGATGGAAATAAGAGTGTCATAAACACGAGAGTCTAACTTAACAAATGATACAATATTCTTGAGTGGATCATTTAGATATAAGTCTACACTGAAAGCATAGTCTTTGCTTGCAATATCATACATCATAAGATCATATGCTCTCTTATATTGTCTCATTGAGCTATCATTATCAAACTCACCTTTACATACATATTTACCAAACTTCTTCTTAGGATCTGGATTATCAATATTAATCCGACTAGCAAAGTATGGATAGTTGTTTGCTTCATATGGGCAATAGATATTGATACACAATTCCTTTTCCCCATTCTTTAGAGTACATACTTCGAAAACCATCTTACAGTGTATCTCTAAAGGCATATACTCATCATTATTGAATTTATCAATCAATAATTTATCTCCTATTACTGGAGTAACTTTATAAAAGTCTTTGTCTTTTCTAGATACTATTCTATATAGCTCAGTAATCTGACCGAATTTATCTTTCTTACAAAGCTTCTGTCCGACATTATACATTTATATTCACCTCCTTAATCATAGTTATAATATATGAGCAAATCATATTATAAGAGTCCTACTTATCTAGTAAGTAGGACTCATTATATTATAATATTTGCATAGCTATCTTAGCATATTTACCAGCATGTTTTAATGTAGGTGCTGTAATAACAAAGGAGTCATCACAGAACTCACTACGTTGATAATAGTTAGAGAAGTTGAATTGTTTATCTCCCTTAAGTACTACTTTGAGATACTTATGGAAGTCATTCAATACTCTAGCTCTAATCTTAACTAGCTCTTTATCTTTCTTAGTACGATCTTGTTTAGTAAGATCTTCTGTAATCTTAAGATTTAGATAATACATCTTAGCTAGTTCATATTTCATTGCTTCAATATTCTTAGCTCTATCATACTCCATAAGCAATCTATGAGATTCCATATATGTAGCTTGATAGTTTTTATTCTTTAAGAAATTCTTAACGAATAAGTTTCCTTTATTATCGAATTCAAAACCAATACCTTTTTCTTGTAATAACTTAGCAGTCATACTTCTATGGAATAAAGTATTAGCCCGGTTATATGCTCTATTAACATTGATAGGATTGAATTCCATATATGGACTCCAACCAAATTCTAATAAAGCTTGTTTATATTCATTAGATTGAGTTCTAGCGTACTCAAGACTTAGATATCTTACATTAGACATCCAGTCAAGAATAACTTTCTTATCATAAGATTTACCTTCATAGATATTCTTATAATCTTTCAACCATTGATCAGCTTTAGATTTCCATTTAGATGGCATATCACCAAATGTACTATTACGTTTGAATATTTCGATTTCATGTGGAATATAGAATGGAATAGTATTTGGTAAGTTTCTAATTGGTTGTATATCTTCCATAGCAGATTCTACCATTGGTAAATAATAGAAATCATCAAATCCCTTATTAGTAAATACACTCTTTAGGAAGTTATACATAGTTTCATTATTACAACCAAATGCTTCCATCATTCTCATATCAGAGATACGAATCAATGAAATATCCATAGATTGAAGATTATTCCATTGAGCATCTAACTCTTCTTCACTATCACATGGTAAGATAATAAAGATACCAGAGTTTAAACTCCAAGCTTGGAGATACTCAATCTCACGTTTCTTACCACGTAATTCAATACCATAGTCTCTCGCTCTATCTAAATCAGATAACTGTAAGCCAGATTCACTTAATGCCAAATCATCATAAGGAATTTCAGAATTAAGATATTTAGATCTCAATTCTTTGAATCGTTCTACATTAGATTTACCATAGATCTCAATAGACTTATCATCACTATGACGTTTCATATCAGCAGTAAGACTATTATAATCATTCCAGTCATCCATTAATTGCTCTTCTGATTCATACTTATCATCAAGTACTTTATACATACCAGAGTCATTAACTTCTTTAACTTTCTTATTATTAGTACTTTGAGTATCATCATCTTGAGTTAGAGCATCTTTAGCTTTAACAAAAGCTGGTGCTTCAATCTCTAGAATTGTATCATAAGATTTGGTTCTTATACCAGATTCTAAATCAATAGCAAAGTATCCATTATGATCTTCCATAATCATAGTACCTTCAGGGAATTCTTTTAGTTTAGACTTTGCAGTATTAACTTCTAGAATATCACATAAAGGCATAGCTGTATTGTATAACTCTGATTCAATGGAATAGATCATATTCATTAGAGTTAACTTATTCTCTCTATCTAAATCAGCTTCGATAAAGTCATCATCATACTCTAATTGGTCTTTAGATAGCATTACTTTACCGGTAATCTCTTCATATAGATTGATAGCATTCTCCCAAGTAACTCTGTCTCGTTTATGTCTATAAGACTTATAGAATTTATCTTGTAAGAATGGTTCTTTATCTACAATCTCAGTTTCTTCATTATCAGATTTAACTCTAAGTTTAGTTGACTTCTTATCATCAACTACACCAAAGCCATCTTTTTCTCCACTGAAAGAATGTCTATGTGGGGTATATTGTACTAGCATATTACCATCCATTGTACCAACGATACCACCTACAGCACCAACACCCATATGCTCTCTTGCAGCATATTCTTTTAAATCGGAGATACGTCTGATGATATCATATTCTTGAGGGATTTGTTTACCTGCATAAGTTTTATATACTGCTATAGCCATAGATCCAAAATACATTGTAGAGTAATTAACTAAGTTAGGATACTGATCTACTAAATATGCATATAAAGATTTATCTAAGATAAAGATAGTCTTATTTTCTCCTCTAAGATTATACATGAAGAATCTAAGTATCTTAGCCATTTCAATATATACTTCTTCAATAGTCATATTAAGATTTAGATCTTCTGTATTTGTTTTAGGGAATATATCTTTACGATCTACGTTAGGATAAACTCTAGCAAAGTATTCATCAGTCATCTTATCTGTAATATCATCTTCATCAGTAATATCTACCCATGTATTATAGAATAAGTAGTTTATTATCTTATCTAGATTGATATATTTAATATTATCAGGATAGCTATCAGGTAAGATGCTCTTAATGTACTCGATATTTGATGCATCTACTGCAAAGATATATTTACCTTTATCAGTATCTTCTTCAAATTCTTCCATATTACTAAGAACTATACCAGCATCATCATATTCTACAGATTCATTAACAAAAAAAGATTCACGTTTAACTTCGACGATATCATTATTACGGTCAGCATCAGTATATATAAGTTGGATATTTTTAATATCCAACTTATTCTTTAAAGATCCAATATACTTGAAATTTCTATTAAAGTTTCTAACTTTTATTCTTTTATTACATAAGACTCTATTAGATTCATCCATTCCTGTAGGTGGATCTATTAGTTCATATGCATATTTATATTCATCTTGATTAGATGCACTTTTTACATCATCAACTACAGATTTAGATCTATCTAGTAATTGATCATCGTCACCTTTAGTTGAACACTTAAGTCCAGTAACTGTATTATCTTTTTTATTGAGACTTATAATAACTATAGGTCTCCATTTATACTTACCTGGGTTATCATCATAGGTGTATGGTACTTTCCATATATCACCTATATGCTTACGTCTTGGCATTATATCCTCCAATCAGCATTGAGTTTCTTCAAGAAACAGTATATACATGTCTCTTATAGTTTCAGCTTCAAAATCTATACCATTTTCCACGGCATACTCTATGTATTTTTTATCATATGCTTCTCTAAATTCTTCGTCAGTCTTTAATCTTGTACGTAGAGCTTTCCAAGAATCTATTTCATCTTTAAACTCTTCAACAAAAGTAAATAGATCATATATTGTATGGTTATCTTCTACATTCACACATAAGAAGTCAGATAACTCATATAATCTATCAAGCTTATTGTCAGGTACTAAATTACCTATTTCGATTTCTTCTACAGATTCAGTTAAAGGTTTAATAGCTAAATCTGTTTTGGTATTAATAGCAGTATAGTTTTCATTGATTACTAGAGTACATGCACGTTTATCATGATTATAGTTATGCATAAACTCTCTAATCATAGCACCTTCAGAATCAGATTCTATAATAGAAGATTCAGATACTTCATCATATAGATTTACAGAATAGTATTTACCATCAATATTGATAGTAACCCAGTCTGCCACTCCATCTGCTGAGTCTAATCTATATAACTTATAGTGATTGGACTCAGTTAATGGAACTCTATCATCAGTTTGAGTTAGGTTATTTTCATTTAAAAATTCTTTAGTCTTATCAATATACTCAGATTCATCATATGAATGAATAGTATCCAATAAGCTTATCAATATATTTTTTTCCATTGTAGTTCTCCTTTATAAATAGAAATATTATATTCATAGCTATAATATATCATTCCATTTATCATTATAGGACTATTCATTTATACGAATGATTTTGTTATTCTTTTCTGGATCAGTCTCATTAATCTCTTGATCTTTTAATAAAGCTAAGGTCTCCATTAATTGAACAAATTGATTATCAACTAATCTTAGATAGTTATATTCGCCTAATTTGATCAAAGCTTTCTCTTTAGAGATTTGTTTATCTCTATAGTCTACCATAGATCTATTGTTAGGGTTATCTCCACCATCTTTAACTTCAATAATCAAATTGTAAGGAACGTAGTAAATATCTGTAATCCATTGACGTTTTTCACCATATTTGTCTACATATTCAATTACAGGTCCAGGCATTAATATGTCTTTAGAGTTACAGTGTAATACTGTATCCATAAATTCAATAGCATTCTTTTCATATGTACCTGTATAGGTAAATGGTGTACCATCACTAAACTTATATACTCCAGATATACGTCTATGAGATAGCATCTTAGCTTGATGTGCAGCATCATCTAATAGAGATACTTTACCATGTACTCTAATCATATTCTTTTTAAACTTAGATCTCATTTCCTCTTTACATCTAGGATTAGAGCAAAGTCTATGGTATTTACCAGTCTTTTCATTCCACTCTGTTTTATTACCACATACGATACATTTACCAGAGCCTGGGTGAGTTTTATCATATAAGAATTGCTCAGCAGAGATATCACCGATAATATCTTCATGATCTTTTTCTATATGTCTGATTAACTTGTCTTTAAAATCTTTACGTCGACATAATGGACAAGCTATTCTTCGTTCAGTTGCCATTGTATCCTCCTTAATGAGTATATATCAATTTAATGCTATGTTAAAAATAGCTATTTGTGTATATTTTAAACCCTAGAACTAAGTAGTAATATATTAATATGAAAGGAGAATTTATCGTGGCTGATGATATTACTTTCATAACTGCCAAGACTAAAGAAGTCCCAACTCTACTAAAGGAATATTCTTTATCTACTGACAGTTACAAAACTCCACTTACATATAAGAACTTTAATGCAGTTGGTACTCTAATTATGCGATTAATGCTATTAGAACCAGGCACAATAACTCATAGTCCAGAAATGGGTCTAGGGTTAATTAGTAAATATAGGTATATGCAGTCTGATAGAGCTATTGAGCTAAGTCAGGCTATTAAAGATCAAATAAAAGACTATCTTGATAATACTATAGCAGTTGAAGTTAATATAGGCTTCTCTAATAATGGGGAGAATATTATGATTATCGATATGACTGTAGATCAATTCCAATTTAGATACTTCTATGATCGAGATAAATTAACTTTAAAAATGTTGATGAATGATGAAATTGTTTAGGAGGAACCATGTCTGAAAATGTAAAACTAGCAGACCTCATGAAAGAGAAATTGGAAGAAGAAAAAGCTTCCAAAGAAGTTACACCAGTAGAAGAAGAAAAAACTGAAACTGCTGTTGTAGAAGAACAACCTAAAACAGAAGCTGAATCTCAACCTACAGCTCCTGTTGCACCTACATTTGATGCAGATTCTTTACAATCTGCAGATCTTAGTGCAATTATTCCTTCTGGCAAAGAAGATAAAACACAAGAAGCACGTGATGGATTAATGGAAGAATTGGACAATGGTATCTCTGATGCTATTGAACGTCGTTTCCGTCCAGCTTTAAAAGAAATCCATGAAATGCGTCGTGAATATGAAGATCTTAAAGCTATGGGTGAAGAAAATCCACAAGTTGCATCTAAATACAATCCAGCTTTGGATTTAGATCCTGAGCTATCTGATGATGATCGTGCAGCTATTCGTCGTGATGAAGCTGAACACGTTATGTCTGATGAAGAAATCAAAGCTTCTACCAGCATTAATACTATTCTTCCTGAAGATGATATTGAAGCTGAATTCGAAGCTTATGAAAATGCAGCTGAAAATGCTGTATCTAATGTAACTACAGCTGCTACTACAACTCCTGCTGTAAGTGTTAATACTATTGATGTATCTGATGCTGCAGTACCATCTGTAGAAGTAGTAGAAGCTAATGATGATGAAGATGAATTACTTTATGATGATGAACTATTAGAAGACCTTGGTCTTGATGAAGATAAAGAAGAAGCTGAACGTGCTAAGTTAGAAAAACAACAGCAACGTAATATGGAAGAGTTTGCTCGTGTACTTCGTCAGCAATTAGATGAAGTTGGTGAACGTAAACCTGATATTAGTAAATTCCGTGTACGTAAACGTCCTGTTGCATTCACTAAAGTACTTTCCAAACCAGTTGAAAAGAAATACTTCGAATGGGGGTTATTCGCCACTGGTGTATCCATCTCTATGACTCCATTATCTGCAATCGAAATGGATGAAATTAATCCATATGCTGATTCTGCAAATGATATTGGTAAAGCTCGTACAGTATTCAGTACTCTATATAAACATTTAGCTCCTGAATGCCGTAATATGGATATGGAAGCATGGTTGAAGTTATTGAACTATCAAGACTTGAATCATTTATTCTTTGCATTATATAATGCTAAC